CTCAGCAGCCGCAGGAAGAAACGCAAGAGGTGCAACAAGAGCAAGTCGAGGAAACACCGCGCTACCGGGTGAAAGCCGCAGGTGAGGAACGCGAAGTTACCATCGATGAACTCATTAAGTCGTATCAATTAGGCACTGACTACACTCAAAAGACCCAGGCGCTCGCAGAACAGCGTAAGGCTGTTGAGGCTGAAAAAGCCGCTGTCGAGCAGGCTAAACAACTTCGGGATCAGTATGCTCAACGCCTGGAACTTATTCAAAGAGTTCTAGCTGAGCAGAACAAACCGGAAAACATTGAAGCTCTGAAAGAAACCGATCCGATTGGCTATGCAGTAAAGATGGCCGAGCAGATGCAGCGGAAAGAGCAGTTGGCAGCAGTACAGGCTGAACAGCAACGCCTCGCACATATGCGACAAGCCGAGCAGCAGATAGCATTGCAAGCTCATCTAGCTCAAGAAGCGCAGAAGCTAAGTCAGTTTATCCCTGAGTTCTCGCAACCTGAAAAGGCCGATCAAGTCAGGGCAGACATTCGCAACTATGCCAAGCAGATAGGTTTTACCGATCAGGAGCTTGCAAACGTATATGACAGCCGTGCGGTTTTGGCGTTATGGAAGGCAGCGCAGTACGACAAACTTGTGAGCCAAGGGCCGAAGAAAGTAACTCAGGCGCCTCCAGTTCTCAAGTCCGGCGCTGCAAAAACTGCCCAACCAGAAACCGAATCGTATAAGGCTGAACGCAACCGACTGCGGAAGTCTGGCAAAGCCAGAGATGCCGCAAGCCTTTTTGAAAAATTCTTGTGAGATAAATCATGCCCACCTTTACCGCCCATACGGCCATTGGCCAGCGTGAGGATCTGATCGACGTCATTTATGACATCAGCCCCACCGAAACCCCGATTCTCTCAACCCTTGCTCGCACCAAAGCAACCGCCGTGTTTCACGAGTGGCAGAGTGATAGCCTTGCTGCTGCTACCAGTGCAAACGCTGCTGTTGAAGGTGCAGACGCTGTTTCTGCGACCATTAGCCCGACCACCCGTCTAGGCAACTACTGCCAGATCGTGCAGAAGACGATTCAGGTCTCCGGCACCCTGGAAGCGGTAAACAAGGCTGGTCGTAAGTCGGAGAAGGCTTATCAGCTTTCTAAGGCTGCCAGCGAGCTTAAGCGCGACATGGAAACCATCCTTGCTGCCAATCAGGGCCGTGATGCTGGTTCATCGACCTCTGCTCGTAAGCTGGGTGCGCTGCTGTCCTGGATCAAAACGAATACGTCTAAAGGTACGTCTGGCACTGACCCCACGACGATTGGTGTATCGACCCGTTCGGATGGTGCTACTCGCACTTTCACCGAGCAGTTGCTGAAAGACGAAATCGCTTCTGCGTTTGATTCTGGCGGCAATCCCACGATGTTGATCGTTAATAGCGGTCTGAAGCAGAAGGTCAGCACGTTTGCCGGTATCGCTGCTCAGCGTTATATGGCGCCTGGTGATGGCCCCACGACCATCATTGGGGCGGCTGATGTCTATATGAGCGACTTCGGCCAACTTTCTACCGTACCTGACAGGTTCCTGCGTACTCGTGACGCATTCCTGATTGACCCTGAGTATGCGGCTGTTGCGTACCTGCGTCCGTTCCAGACTAATGATCTGGCTATGACGGGCGACAGCGAGAAGACTCAGATTCTTGCTGAGTTCACCCTCGAAATGCGTAATGAAGCCGCGCATGCTCTGGTGGCTGACCTAAACCCGGCGCTGTAAGCTAGGAAGGGGAGGGGGCAACCTCTCCCCTGTTTACATGAAACTATTCTCAGTTGAAGATGGCCGTTATACAGTCGCACATGAGACTGATAGCGGGGTGATTTTAGAAACAAGGCAGGATGTTTCTCAAATCATCGAAGCAAACAAGCGGCAATACAATGACTCAGATGGTAAGTTTGATGATGTTATTACCCATGTCGCACGTTTGCCTCTGACCGTTGTTGATGACTTAAACCGCAAAGGCATCATGCGTGGGTTTAAAGTAATCGATCAAACACGATTCAAAGCCTTTCTGAACCATCCTGATAACCGTTTTTTTAGAACGCATCCGGGGAAAATTTGAAAGTAGCAATCTGTGTCCCATGCCGGGATGAAGTAATGGCCGGGTTTTGCTTTGATCTTGCAAGACTTATCGGATATGAGACTCGTCGCGGTGTTAATGAGATACAGTTGTTGCAGATGCCCGGGACGTTGATTTTTACCCAGCGAGAAAAGCTGGCACAAGAAGCATTAGAGTGGGGTGCAGATCAACTGCTGTGGATTGACTCCGATCAGCGGTTCCCGTCTAACACGTTAGAAGTATTGCAGGCCCGAAACTGTCCGATTGTTGGGGTGAATGCTACAACTCGAAGAGAGCCAATCCTGCCGACTGCGCTGAACCTTAAGATAGAAAAGCAGATGCTCAACGGTAATCCGACGGGTGAAGCGTTACAGGTGTGGCATAAGGTTGAAAGCAGAGGGAAAAAAGGCGTCGAACAAGTGACAGCGGTAGGGTTTGCGTGTACACTTGTAAATAGAGAAGTCTTTGAAAAGATACCTCGCCCGTGGTTTGATGTTATTTGGACTGACCACGGTAATGTGATTGGGGAAGACGTTACTTTCTGTGTCAGGTGCATGGAAAATGACATTCCCGTCTGGGTTGACCACGAACTGTCCATGCACATCGGGCATATTGGAGTCAAAACCTACGGCTGGGATGACGTAAAACATGGCTCTGACTACATACAGCGACCTAAAGACCAGCGTCGCAAACTATCTCGCAAGAAGTGACCTCACAAGTCAGATTCCTGACTTTATCCAGTTTGCTGAGATTCGACTGCGCCGTGAGCTACGCATCCGGCAAATGCTCTCGTCTGCCACGCTAACAACGACTGGCGGCACTGAGACGGTCAATCTACCGTCTGACTTTCTTGAGCTTAAAAACATCTACGTTGATGGCGACCCTACCTGGACGCTGACCTATCTCACGCCTTCCACTCTTGTTCGCAATGGCAGGACGTATGAGGCTGGCAAACCGTCGTACTACACGATTCTTGCGAGCCAGGTGAAGTTCGGGCCTACCCCTGACACAACGTACTCTGTACCGCTTTTGTACTACGCTGCGCCTGCGTTTTTAAGCGACAGCAACACATCGAACGTCTTTCTTGCTAACTGCCCTGACCTTCTGTTGTATGGAAGTCTTGCAGAGGCTGAGCCGTATCTGATGAACGATGCTCGTCTTGCGACTTGGCAAGCCATGTACGACCGTGGTCTGTTGGGTCTGCGCGAATCGGATGATCGTGGTGAGTTCAGTGCTTCACCTCTCATTATGTCGGTGACTGCGCGATGAAAGTCTTGTTCCAACAGTGGGCACCAGACCAAGCAGGTCTGGGGGCGAACCTGACAGAAGCCAAGAATGTCATTCCGACTGGTATTGGTTTTGCGCCGTTCCCTCTTGCAGGCGATTTGTCTACAGCCGCGAGCGAGGATCTATTGTTGTCTGTGCCGCCTAAATTTGGTGGGGTTCAATACCTATTTGCTGCTGGCACGACAAAGCTATTCAAGTTCGACGTTAACGATGCCAGTCTTGATGACGTATCAAAAGTTGGCGGATATACGCTGAGTGATTATTGGGACTATGCTCAGTTTGGTGGAGTCATCATCTTTGCTAATGGCAAAGAGAAGCTTCAAGCCTACACGTTAGGATCGTCTACCAACTTTGCAGACCTTGCTGTAGCCGCGCCTGCTGCCAAGTATGTGACTGTCGTTCGTGATTTTGTTGTAGCGGCTAACACCACAGCGGAACCGTCTAAAATCTTTTGGTCTGACATCAACGATGAGACTAACTGGACGCCTGGCACTGGTTCTCAAAGTGATTCACAGGTGATTCCTGACGGTGGCGACATTAAAGGCATCACTGGTGGTGAGTTCGGTATTGTGTTGTTGGAGAAGTCGATTTACCGGATGACGTACATTGGTGCGCCTCTGTACTTTCAGTTCGACAACATTACTCGGCAGCTTGGTTGTCTATCGTCTGGTTCTGTCGTTCAGTCTGGTGGCTTCACGTACTTTCTATCTGATGACGGGTTCTATGTGTGCGATGGGCAGACGGTAAAACCCATCGGGAATG